TGATCAAGTGCCTCATTGTCTTTGTACGTTAAGATTATAAAATCGGCATCAGGTTCGTCTTTTAGCTCCTTATGTACCCAGAACTCATTTGCTGGGTTGAAGTCTAAATATACTTCGCGCTTGGTACGTATCGAAAGCTCGTTATAAGAATTAAAGGTCATATTGTTACATTCGTTCATATACAGAATGTCGCGCCTTGCTCCTTTAAGTTTATTTGAATCATCTGCTGAGAAAAATTCTATCGTGCTTCCGTTTGAAAACTTATATACGCGATCAGAAGCGTTATAGTTGTTATCCAAATAGCGGCCTGTCCATTTCATTATTTTTAGGAAGTCCTTTAAGGCTCCGCGTTTCAAATGCGGTATGCTTTCTGCAACTACGCTTATTTCTGTGCTAGGTACCGATAGTGCTTTGTTTATTAATACGGCTAAGATTGAATACGTTTTGGAAGCCGATGTGCCGCCTTGTATAATCTTTATCCGTTTTTTTAAAGCGAGTATTTTATTGGTTGCCGTCGTTCTCTTGAACATCTGGGAATAGTGGTATTTCTACGTTTGTTTGTTCTATCTGCTGAAGCGGCGCGCCATAGCCTGAATCCATCAAAGCCTTGTATGCAGTTACGTCTCCTTCGCGAGCTTTCTTGATCAGCGCTAACGTCATTAGATCTTCTTGGCTCATCGTTTCGCTTTCTCCTGTTAACGGGTTCTTAAGCGATTGATTAACTTCTAACCATTTACGCGCTATTGTGCTTCTGTTCTTACTGCCTTTTGGTCTTCCGTTTTTTACCGGTTGATATTCTGAACTGAATTTTTTTAGATTGTCTTCTCTTGCCATAATCTCGTTTTATTCTCGTTAATTAGAGCGGTTGGGTCGGATTCGCACCGCCTACCTTTTCACTGGATTGTGAACTGTTCAACTTATGAACTTCAACCGCTTGTTTTGGATATGGTTTACTTAAAGAAGTACACAAAGATATCAAAGTTTTATCAAGTGGATATAAATATTTTCTTTTACCGCTTCTTTTTCTTGTTTCGAGTTTTGATAAAAATTCTTTTGAGTAAGTATTTAACGTTCTATCGTGTCTCCATTTACCTTTATAAAAATAATCTTTTCCACTACTTTCATTTTCTTCTACAAAATACCAATTGGTTGCTTGATAAATTGTACCGTAGTGATTCTGACCTTTATCTGAATATGAAATTAATAACTTTACCGTAGGGCAGTCTTTTTTAATTAATCTCATTGCAATAGACATCGCCTTACTTGTACTTTCTTGCTTACCATTTAATGCCATCCTAGTTAATTCTAAATACTGACCATAGTTTAAACCATAAGGCTTACCCATATTTGCAGAAGCCCCTCCTCCAAATAATATAACTCCGCACCATTCTCCTAAATCATTAAACACTGAATATCCAATATATTGAGCAGGAACTACTGCGGCATAGTGAAATTTTAAACAAGCGTATTGTACAGCTTTTTTTGATGCCTTTTCTAATTTCATACTTCACCTGCTGATATAGAATAAAAAGATCCGTTATATTTTCTATCAATTAATTCCTGTATATCGTTTTCCGCTTCCTGTAATTGTTCAACAGTTTTAAACGTAATTTTCATAGTTGCAGGTTTATTCTTTTCTTCGCCTATTAGTTCGTCTAAACTTGGTTCATCCATAATAACAGGCAGGTCTAAACCCCATTCGTCTAATAAATCAACATCCCATTCATTTGCTAACATATCCCAATCCCATTCTCCAAAGCCTACGTTGTCTTTTACAATAAATTCGTCTTTCTGTTGCTCGGTTAGGTTCTCAGCTTTTACAATATACACTTCTTTTAATCCGGCTTCTTTACACGCCTTTAAACGCATATTGCCGCCTAAGACAATATTGTTCTCATCAACTACAATAGGTCGTAGTTCAAGCATCTGCGGAAACTCCTGAATTGACTTGACTAACTTTTTAAACTTATCGTCTTTTATTAGTCTCGGGTTCTTTGGGTTACCTTTTACCTCTGATATTTTTACTTTGTTGACTTGCATTTTCTGTTAATTGGTTTCTACAAACTGCTATTCTTTGGTCTATGTTTGGGTATTCGCGTACCATTACCGGATCCATTATGCAACGCTGCACAAATTCTCCTTCCTGTTCTTTTGGTAATCGTTTAGGTATTGGCATTATATATTGAATTGATGTGAATCTACTTTGTTGTAATATTGGTTTACTCCGTCTTTTAGTCGGCGTACCATCTTAATAGTAAGCAACCTACCGCCTAAAGGTTTTGCAGGCGCTCCGCGTTCAACGTGCCAACCGTGATCTCCGTCTCCGTATTCCTCTTTGTAAGTTCCGGTTAACATCATATGCAAATGTCTCTGAGCGCTTGAATATCCGCTTTTAGTGCTATGTTTAACCATTTCCCTAACGTCATTACGCGCGGCGTTCTCGTGAATATGTCCCATCGTAAATACATCAAAGTCCTCGTACATTTCAATAGCTCGCGTTAAGTTCAAAGCGCCTTTTGTAACTACTCCGCCGCCTCCTGATCCGTGGTAATATTTTACTTTGGTAGTTAGGTTCGTGTTTGCGGAATGATTCCTAATAATCAACCAACCGCCGTAGCCGCCTGTCATAACGTTAGAACCGCATTTGTAGTTCAGAAGATCAACAAACCGGCGCAGCAAATCAGTTTCCTGCCATTTAATTATACCTGTCTCGTGGTTTCCGTAGCCGATTACAGTCAAGATACTAGCATAAGGTGTAAACCAATCTACGGCCGTTTCTACAACTGAATCTAAATAGCGCGCATTGTTATGCTCTGGTCTAATATCCGACTTATTGCGGCGATTATCTCCGCGCCCCTGCATTAAGCAAAATGTGTCTCCGTTTAAAAAAACTTTGATGTCGTGCTTTAAACAATAGTCTAGATGCTGTTTTAAGAGCTCCTGATCGCATTTAGGGTTGTCCCAATGTATATCGCTAAGCATAGCAATTTTAACGTCCTTAGAATCAAAATTTAATTCGTGGACATTTCGGCCGTGTCTTATCAGCTTCATCCTTCGTAAGAGTTGTAAACTTCTTTCAGGTCGTTCATTATTTCTATCCAGCAGCTAGGGCAGGTTGTAGGCGATTTTCTTTTGTTAAATACTCGTTGGTACATTGAAAGGATAGTTGCCTGTTCTGTTGGCGTTAGGCTATACTTTTTATTTATATCCAATTCCGTTAGGTAGTTATATTCGTCTTCCGTTAGGCAGTTGAAATAAGGGAAGCGCTGATTTAGTTTCTCCTTACGTTCATTGCATCCGCAGTCATCTCCTGCGATAAATTTAACTACTGCTGCAATACCGGTTGCCTCTAGTACATTTTCAACCGTATCGCCTAATCCTTTTGCTTTTCTTGGTCTTGCCATTTTGTTTACTTTTTAAAGTTATCTATTAAATAAAAATTTAGTTCTGGAATCCTTGCCAGATCATCGTTAGTATCAACTAATTCAGCAGGCGCTAACGTTTCGTCTTTTACTACCTGAACGTGCTTTAGTTTATACTGATCAATCAGCTCATCATTTCTACCTCCTGCCGATGCAGTCAGAACTAAATTCGCAGGTATTTCGTTTATTCTGTTTACCCAATATTTGAGTGATTTCGTGTACGCCCAAAATTCTACATCCGGATTTTCCTTTGCTACTTCAATCCACATATCAAAATACGCCTGATTAAAGAAATCTCCTGCTGCGTGAATCCTAACGGCGGTACATCCTTTTGGCAGTTCTGGTTTGTTGCCTGCTAAAACGTATTCGTAATTAGTCCAACGGTGGTTTCTAACTGCAGGAAAACGCTCCGGCGATGCTGCATAACATCTGTATGCATTTGATTTGTTTTCAAACTTACCGGTTTTCCTGTCAACTTTTACCAAACATTCTAAAGCAAAAGGGCAGGTATGTCCTGTTGGTAGGTTCCATTCATATACGGTACCTGTATAATATTTCGTGTTTTTAACAAACTTCATATCAATTCAAAATCGTTATTGTTATAATCCTGCCAATCTTCGCCTAAGGCTTCGTTGAGCTTTTCCTTGCATTTCTTTATAGTGTAGAATATACTGCGCGTTCCTATGCCAACTTCTTTGCTTAATTTTCGGAATGAGTACCCTGTATCTCGGTAAAGCATAAATATTTGCCTATCGTAATACTCCCAGCTTTTCATTTCCTCTTTTATCTTATCCTCAAAGCGTTCTAATGCTTCCCATTTTTCCGTGTTTTCCTGCGTTCTAACGGTGTTTTGTATGCTATCGTATGGTATTGTATCGCTGGCTTCTTTTTTCGTTATGTCGTAAAACATATTGCGAAGCGTTACCCACATCAAAGCGCGGTTTATTTGTCCGTTTTCAAAATACTTTTGCGGATCGCCTATCTTCATCAGCTTAATATAGCATTCCTGTACTATGTCATCCGGATATTCGGCGCCAAATAAACGTACAATGGCCACCCATTCTTTATGATGAGCGGCCATTACCTGAATCCAATTATGTTTTGTTATTTCCAATCTAGTTCAAAAATAACATTTAAAATCATTAAACCAATACCTCCGGTGCTGATCAATAATCCAAAGCCAAAGTTTGTATCTATGTGAACCTTGGCCTTTAGGTTAGTAGGTAGTTTCATATTCCTCCAATATTTCTTTATAATTCTTTACTCTTTCAATAGCTCGGTTAACTGAATCCAATCGGTTAGCGTATCTTTTATAAAGCTCATCCGCTAGTCCCATCATTTTTAAAGCATTGATTGAATACAAAATTACTTCCTTTCTTTGTTTAAAACCGCTTAAATACATATCTGTTGCAGATATTATTTGGTAAAGCTCAGTAAAATGAACGCCGTACTTATAATCAATCTTCGCAAACATATCATCCAGATCAATAAAACGGCCTTTAGCGCAGCATTTTTCGCAAGCTCTATCTTTCCAATCTTGGAAGTAAGGCTCGTAATTTCCTGTAACCTCTTCCATATAACTGCCTTCGCCGTTACATATTTCGCATTTTAAATAACTAATTGCAATCATTGTTTCGTGTTTTAATCGTTTGAACAAATATAATAATAATTTTTATTATACTAACTTTTTCAAAATATTTGCCAATCGCTGCAGGGTTGGCGTTGATAGATTCCGGCCTCTGACAAATAAATAAATGTTTGACTGATAAAGCTGGTTCTCTACGCAGAATGACGTTAAGCTCCTTCCGGATATTTCTAAGTGCTTAATAAGGGCAGCGCGAACAATATCCGCGCCGCTCCCGATTATTTCTAGTTCCCTGTTCATATCAGAAAGGAAGATCAGAGTCAATACTATCTCCGATTGGCGCACGTTCAACTGGTGCTACATACGGCTCGCTGAATGATGCTGAGAAGAAACTTCCGTTCTTGCCTTGCTTTACCCAAAGAGCTACTTCCATCTCTTTGCCGTTTACGTTTACCTTTCCTTTGTAGTCAGGTTGTTTCTCATTCGTCTTTTTGTCGTTCTTAAAGATTGCTCCTGTGTTTGTTTTGTTTTCCATTATATATTAAAAATTAACTTGATTACTAAAATAATTACTACTGCCGTTACAAGTAGCATTGTTGTAAGTGCTGCGAGATATTCGTTTTCGGGTTTCATTGTTCTTGTTGTTTAGTTAAAAAATATGCTCGTCTTTCCGAGCCGTCAGCGTTCTATTGAAAAGAAGGAAGTTAGTGCGCCTATCCCTTATTACATTTCGTGTTTAGATATGTGGCAATTTTTACCCCTTATCCTTGTCATCATTGAGCATCTCATCGTACTCGCTATTCATCAACTCAATAATAGCATCCTTTTGGTTCTTTTTGTATTCGTCTTTTAAACGTTCACAATATAACGCTGCATCCATCAATTCCTCCTGTAAGTGCGTAACCCAGTCAATGAAGTCTAAATCTGTTCGTGTTAGCATAGTTCCGTACTTCTCTATTCCTCGTTGTGAGCGGTCATAAAACTTAGTCATCACTTTGAGTACAATCGGGTCTTCTATTTGCTGGTTCATCTTAATTAAATTGTGATAGTTCGTCTTTAAATACCAATTCGTCAACTTCTTGAATTAAAACCGGATCTTGATTGCTATAATTGATTATGTAGTGTACTCGCATTTCCTGCAGCAGGTCTTTTATGCGATCTTCTAATAATTCAAAATTGTCATCGTATATATTTATTATAGCTACAAAATACCGGTTTACTTTCTTTGTCATTGGTTCATAAGTTGGTTGTATAATACACATCCTATTTGTATTTTTTCTTTAGCGCGTTCAATATCCTGCTCATTGTAATCTACATAAAATAGCTTTACGCGTTCGTGTTTTGGTATGTGATCAAAATTATGCTGGGCTTCTACGTATGCGCGTATCTCGTCGCTTTCTCCAATTACGTTCTGCTTCCAATGCTCGCGGCGTATCTCATCTTCCAGAATCAAATAAGGCGTATTAATCAGGCAATAAGCTACAACGGCTTGGCGCTTGCCTGTCATCCACATA